GTAGCGGGGTCGTGCCCGCCGGGAGCCCTTTAGCCATTGTCTTGGCGGTGGGGGTTACGGTCGTGACGCGTTGGTAGGAGCGTCTTGAGGGGTTCGGTCCTTTTATTATCGGGTGATGCAAAATCCTTCCGCTCGATTTAGGTTTCATACGTTGACGCCAACTGGACCCAGCCCCTCAAAACTTAGCAAGAGTGGCGAGGTTAAGGTGACCTTTCCGATTTGTGCGTGGGCACTACCCACACCGGTTCTGGGACTCGCTATCCCAGTTGCGAAACTTGTTTCGCCCGGACCAGTTTTAAACCTGGATTCTAGCACCCGCAACAACTATTACTCCACCTTCCCCTAAGCCTCATGGGAAACAAAAGGTTCGAGGCAAGAAGCCGACGCGCGCTGTAAAGCGTTCGTTGGCGATCAAGACGTCCATTGGCACTGCATTGCCCCGCACATCATACCGTGCTGGGGCCCAGGGCCAGCGGTCGCGTAAACGCGCTTCTCGTAAGAAGCGCCGCGGCAAGGGTAACGGGGCCGTAGCTCCCGACCTTGCGTCAGGTGAAGTCGTCGATTTGTTTGAAGTCGACGCGCCCAAGCGGCGGCGTGTTTCTCCACGCACTGGAAATTCTTTGTTAGTTGTTCCCGTTACTGCGCCTGTTAGGCGCGTGCGTGTTAAGGCCGTTGCTGATGCTGATGGTTGGGTTTTGGTTTTGCCGCGAGGCGCGCGTACGGTCGTCGCTGACGCCCCCGCCGTCGCCTTGCCGGCCCCCAAACCAACGGTCATTCGCCGGCCCGCTAAGGTTCGTGAGCCCGTTCGCACTGATGTGTTTGTGGCCCCGCCTAAGCGTGGTGGTGCTAGTCACGTGTGGCATGTCGTTGCTGGCACGCGCCCTACGCTGGTTCAGCGTAATCGGCGTGGCCAGGTCGTTTTAGACATGCCGTACGTTTCCAACAAGCCTGCGGGCACGCCAAATTCTTTTCGTGGCGTGTTACGCACTAGTCGTCGCTACGCGGACGTCGTGTCCGCTGCGGCCCCGCCTAAATCTGCGCCTGCTGCGCGTTTGGTGGGTATTGAGCCCAATCCGGGTCCTTTGGACCCCATTGTTAAGTACATTGGTTATGCCATGTACTACACCGGCTATGTAGCCGGTCGGCTCCATCGGCTTGTTGATTCAGTAGTGTCTAGTAGCCCTGACGTGGGCACACTCGTGACGTATGGCTTTGGCGTAGTATGTTCTTTCATCCGCCCTGTAGCCGTTTTCCTCCGCCGTGCCATCGCTTTTGTCTCAGCGGGTTTGCGTGTTGGTGTCGACGTTTTGTCGACGCTGGTGGCTCCCCTGCTGTCTGACTTTGAGTTTGGCTGGGCCTCACGCCCCGTGGAGATGTCATTGCGTCGCGGCACTAACTGTTTTGTGTTTATTTCTGGCTATTATCCCCTCGTTTGCTGCTTGGGGCTTGCCTCGGTCCTGTGTTTCGTTCCATTCCCCCGTCTTGTCGGTGTGGAGCCGAACCCGGGCCCGCTGCCCCTCAACCTGGATCGTCACTTGTCTTACGCTTTTCGCGCTATCCGCTCCGACAGCCAACGCCCTTTGTTGGGCGCTCTCGCCGTTTGTGTGGTCACGCCAATCGCGTTGCGCTTCGTCTTTCGCTGCGGCCTTTTTGAGGCTTGCAGCACTGTCTTAAGCGCTGGCAATGAGTTCTTGTTTGAGGCGCTACCCTATGCCATGAGCCCCACCGCTCGTCCTATGGACCTTTGCGTGGCTCCTGGTAAGGCTTCTTCTTTGCGCCGCTCTTTGCAGCTCGCGTACAACCCGTATTCCTGCGCCCCCGTCACCAGTTCCATGCTGTCAGTTTGGCTTCGTGGCTTGTTTGGTCGCTCAGGTTATTATTCGGGCAGCCATTTTCGCGGCTTGGCCGTCGAGTCTTCTGGCGTTCGGTTCTCTCGTTTAGAGAACGGCGTCGTAGCTCGCGGCTATTGCGCGCATGGCTCGGAAGCAGTCACTCTGCCTTTCACTCCGCCGTTGCGCGCGGATCCCACCCTTTGGCTTGGTTGTTTTGCCCGCCATTTGGTCGTCGATCCCGTTGTGCACGATGGGCCTTTTTCTGACGTCATCTCACCACAACGTTATTCCTGCGGCCCTTTGCATTATTGTGGCAGCAGTTGTCCGTTCCGCACTTCTGGGTTGTTTCAAGACAGCCAATTAGTGCGCCGCTACGGCGAAGTGTTGCTGCTGTTGGATGACGGTTTGGCTCATTTGTGCTGGCGCGACCAATCAAGCTCCGCCACTTTGCCTGTGAGCTTGCTTTTTGACGCTGTGAATCGCTGGGCTTTGGGAGGCAAGATGTATCAGTACGGCATCATCATGACCGTTTTGTCGTCGCATCAGAACGCCGTTTCTCTTGTGATGCACATTTTGGCCAATGGGTTCGTCTTGCGTGGCGCTTTCAACTCGTCTGATTCTGATCCCGAGTTCATCGTGTCCACAACAGAGACTAACGAAGTTGACGTTGGTCAACGCATTGTCGCGGTGCATAACCCGATAGTAGCGTCCGCCAACGTCGTAGCTGGGCGTGGTGATGACACGTTGGCCGAGTCCGTTTATCGTCGGGTTATGTTGCCCGCGACGACGGCTGTTGCGGAGGGACCGATTGCCGAATGCATCGCTTCCTTTTCTCGCCTGGTCATTGGAGGTCGTGAATTCTCACCTTACACGTTCGAGCAGATGGAGGCTTGTATGAACAAACCTTCCCAGCGCGCCGAGCTTTTGCAGCTGTCATCTACCTTCGACATTGCTGCCAGCTCTGCCAGCATCTTCGTTAAGACTGAGCCCGTCTCGTCGAGTTCCGCTGCCCGCCTCATCGTATCGATGCGCGGCCCCCAGAACTACTCTCTGTCCCGTTACACCCTTGCTTTGTCCGATCACCTCAAGACTTTTTCTTGTTGGTGTCCCGGCAAGGGCTCTCAGGAGATTCAGAGGGCGGTCCACGTCTTGCACCGCGAATCGCGTGCACGTGGGTTGTCGATGAGTGAAGGCGATTACGCCAAGTTCGACGCGACTGCAGGTTCAGTGGCCCACGCGTTGTGGCGGTCCACTTTGGCCTTGGCCTTTCGTTTCGATCAGGCTTGGTCGTCCCATTGCGACTTCACTATGAACACGAGTGTTCGTGTGGGCCGCCATGGCCGTACCACTTTAGGTGTGGGCACTTTGAGCGGGTCGGCTGACACAACTATTCGCAATACTTTGTTGTGTTGGTTCATTCCTTATTACGCTTATGTGCGTTATGGAGGAATGACACCTGACCTCGCTTTTGCCCACGCCTCTGAGGGTTTGTTTTCGGGTGATGATAGTTGCTTGGCCGACCACATCCCCAATCCTTCCCTCGTTCGTGCCGCTGCTGATTGTGGCTTGACGCTAGAGACGCGCATTTACTTGTCCGGGCCAACTCGGTTCCTCGGCAGGTTTTATATTGATCCTTTTGTTGCCTCGTGCAACATCGGTGACGTTGCTCGTTTCCTGTCGTCATACCACTTGGTGTCCGTGCCACCCGGCCGTCTGGTCTCTGTAGCAATGTCTCAGAAGGCCTTCGGCCGGATGGTCAACGACTCGAAGACTCCGCTTATTGCGGACTATTGCCGTTCCGTATTGAGCGCTTGTCCTGTTTTCGAGCTTGATGAGGAGTATTTTGACTCGTACAAGTTCAGTCAACTTACTACCATGGGTGCTTACACCAACGAGCACTTCGACTCTGAGACCATCATGTCCGCCATTTCGGCTGACATGGGAATAACGGTCGAGGCTTTGTCGGATTTGTCGGACGCCTTTCGCCGCACGTCTGCGGTTCAGGGCGCCCGCTACCCCGTTCTGGGGCATCTGGCTTTTAAGTCTCGGCCCGGCCTCATAGTTTCAGGCATGCCGCTTGACCCACCTCACCCTCCTGTCGACTTGGAGCGTGATTTGTCTGACGTCGTCGCGAGCTTTGATCGCGTTGCCACCAGCGTCGACAATGTCAACGTCGCTTTAGACGAAGACGTGTGCGCGGTATGCCAGAGTCGTTACCATTTGACTGTTGATTGCCCCACTTGCGGCATTTGCCACAATCGTGGGCATCACACGTCACGTTGCGTCGGTGTTGAGGATGCGTCCTTGATGGGCCTTTCTCCCACCGACGCAAGCCACTTGATACCCCCGCCTGCCCCACGTGGCCGCGGAGGACGTTCATCACGTGGCCAGCGCCGCGGCCAACGCGGCCGCGGTCGCCGCTGAGCATTGCTCGGCGGTTTCGATTCCGCGCATTTGAGCTTAGTCTCTTTAGTCTCCCACCGGACTTAAAACGGTGGTTTCGTCCTCAGCATGACGTTAAACTGCTGTGCAGGCGGCCGCCAATTCTATCGAATGGTTGCTCAAGTTTAGTACCCAGGATGGCCTGCCCGACAAGATACGGCAGAATTCCTAATCGTGCTTTGCGCGTCGTTTTCCGTGGCTGACGCCCTCGGATTCACAACGTTTATTATTGTCCCTTCTTCTTTTATTGATGATTACCGTACTGAAGCTAGCTCTCGCTTCGTACAACAGGTTATGAGCACACCAGGCCTCTGTGGATCCATGTCCATCGAGGCCCCCACGCCCTCACGGCTTAGCGCCTTTTCGCGCCGTGAGGCTTTTATTCCCGGCTCCATTCCCGTTGTCGCTGGGCCGTCCGACACTGTCGTCTCCGACCAATGTCGCACGCGTTCTTCGGCCGCCGCTGGACGCCGTTGGCTGGCAGTTGACTGCACCCTCACGCCTCAGTCTTCTGCCAGCGTTTCCCACCCGTCATTGGACCCTTCGCGGTTGACATGGGATTCCGACCACCAACTTTGGTCTTGGCCTGCCACCTCTCCCACTCCGAGCTTGGCGCAGGACCATCCTTCTGCTGGTGATGCCCTTGCTATCATCGTCACTGAGGGCAAGTGCACCCGGTTGTCGGTTGGTTCTTGTTTGGGGTACGTACGCTCGCCTTTTCTCGCCGTTTCCGGCGGTCGGCGCAGCCGCGACATTGTTGGTCTTTATGACTGCGATTCCCGTCCCGGTGACTGCGGCTCTTTGGTTATGTCTCATGGCGGCGTCGTCGGCCTCCATGCTGGCACTACGGTCGTTTGCGGTGTCCGCTATAACGCTTATTACCCTTTCAAGCTTTCGGGTCATGAGCCTTCCGCCAGTTCTTTTACGGCTGGCAATTGCGAGCGCCAATCACGGCCAGCTGTTGTCGCTGTGCCCCGCCACGTCCCAACGTTGACGCGTTCATCGTCGGTTTCTTTTACTCCGGATAGCGCGCCCAGGTCTGCTCAGCATCGACCTGATCGCCGTTCGGACCGTGAAGCTGCTATCGTTTCGTCCAGCGCTGCCCCTTCGGATTTGCCTCGTCGCGATGTCACTAGCGCGAACGCTAATGTTCAGCGTTACATTGACTTGCTGTTAAATCCGTGGGCTGCTTCGCCCGTGCGTTTGCCTGACCACGTTGTCGTCCCCACTGCCGTGGCTCGCTTCGTCGCTAATCGTACTTACACGATCGCTTCGACGTCTGTCGTTGGTCCGAATTTGCTCTTCGGTTTGTCTAATCGTATGACCGTCGCCGCGAATCCCGTTTCCACCGCTGAGGGTGCTCCGTTGGAGCCTCAAACCAACATTCAGTCCACTGCCGGAGCCGCCGCAGGGGCCTATAACTCCTACAGTTATACTCCTGGTCCTATACTGACGCCGTGTCAGTGGGGCTTGGGCGCCCAGTCGGACCCCACCACATATGCCGGCATGCGCTACGGCAACCTTGCTGGTGCTTTTGACAACAACTCCGGTTTGGGCCCTTGGGGCGACGATTTTGGCCCTTCGTTGGCGAAGACCGTGAGTTTCATGTCAGCTTACCGTACCTTGTCAATGGCCATTCGTGTTCGTATTGTGGGATTGCCTTCGGGCCAGTTTATGACTCCTGGCAAGATTTATTTTGCTCAGATTCGATGTGATCATTCTGATCTTCCCGTCACTGAGCAGGACTTTGTCACTCTGGAGCAGCTGGGCCGCGCGTCCCACGTTTCTGCGGACGCCGTTCGTGAGGCTGGTTCCAAGACCATCTTTTACACCCCGGACGGTCTCAACAAGTTTGCTATGACTTCGAATTTCCTCCCACCGGCCGGCGTTTTCGCGAACCATGACATTGAGCTGCCAGCCCCTGGCCTTCCGCTAACGCCAAGTATGGGCATTCGCATGTTCCCGGGTTCGGCTCCTTCTACACCCGTAGTCGGTGCTCCTCCGCTCCCCTCGAACTTTACGCGCAACATTATTCCGTATTTGGCTCGCGGTAACAGCCACACTGTTTCTGCCACTGCGTCTGACACGCAGGCCATTGGTTTGACGTCTGACAGCGCCAACGCCGACTCCACAACATTCCTTTTTATGGCTTATTTTGGCGCCCAAGACGGTGTGGTTTTGGAGGTGGATTATGCCACCATCGTTGAGTACATTCCCTCGAAGTCGTCGCCGGGCGGCATAGAGGCTGTTATTCAATTGCCGGATTCCACGGCCATGGATTCCATCTTCTCGTCCGCGGCTGTCCTCGCTGAAGCACGCCCTGTCATGATTCAGAAGCAGGGTGACCTCACCATTTCATCCGCCATGGGCCCTGCACCCCATGCGCGCGAAGCCGCAAGCGTTCGCAACCGTCTTGTTTCGATGGCCAGCAAGGCCCGGGGCTCCTCTTACCGTGAGGGGTTTTGGGACTTCGACTGGCTTAAGCAGGGGTCTTTGGGTGCCCCCGGTTCGGGCGCTTCTTGGAATTTCAGCGGTTCGCCTGCTCCCGCTCCCTCTCCGGCCGAGCCACCCGTTCAGGCACCGCGCTCTCGACGCGGGTCGTCAGCCAGCCGCCGTCCTTTGGGAAACCGTCGGCGCTGAATGTTCTATGCTCAGAACTCAAATGAGCCGTGTCGAATATGTTTTCGATCCCACACCTTAGTGGATAAAAGGCGCGCGATTTTGTCGCGCGTTTAAGTAATCGACGCTGGTGCGTCGTCCAGTTTTTACACGCTGGT